TAATAAATTCAAAAGGTTTTAATAGGGCAAGAGCAGAAATTATTGCAAACGGCCACTCTGAACTTGTTCTCCAGGCTGCTTCAACTGGCGCATCGTCCCCTATTTTGAATGCTCCTTGATTATTGATCAAAGAAAAATTACCGGCCAATCCCGAATCTAACGGACTTAACAATTTGCCATCGCCATCTACAGGAATGTGACTCATGATCGATGGACGCTTGTATCTATCTCTAGTACCTGCTCTTTCTCCTTGACGAATAATACCGTCTCTAAGATCTTCCCAAAGAATTAGGTTATTGCTTGTATACGGGGCAGGACCGTATTCAGTTTCCCACCATAATGGTTTTTCACTAAAGCCTAACATTTCCCAAGGATTTGTGTGTGGCCTGTATGTATCGTAAAACCAACTATAAACACCTTTCCAGTATCCTGGCAAGTTTTGAGTGCCTGTTGGATCTACCATATTACTATAGGTATATGTAAAACTATTTTCACTGTCGAAATATAAATTGTTTACATAATCAATATTTGTTCCAGAAATCCAATTTAAAAATTCTGAAGAAATAATTTTATCTAATGCTGGTTTTCCATAGAGTGCATTTCCATAATATCCGCCTAGAATATTATCGATGTTGATTATAGACTCGTTATATTCTTGTTTGATATTGTTGTAAATTCGAGTTTCTAATTCTAATAAAACGTCATCTCTAAAATCGCCGTAGGCAATTGTTATGCTTCCGTCGTGTCCTTGAATTACTTCTTTTGGGTCCACATACGTATCGTCAACAAATTTTCTGGGAGTATATTTTTTATATAATCCCAACTTAGTTGGAGTCGGTGGTATAAAATTAATAGCCGTTGAAGTATATTCTCTAATTTGAATTACGTCTCCTTCTGTTAAATTAATCATTAAATTAACAAATCCAAATGTAGAATTAAATTCATAATCTCGATTTACTAATAATTGCTGATTATTAAAGTAAACGTAAACTGCCCGTGAGCTTAGGCTTTTTAGATCAAATTTTTCTGAAAGAGCAAATGTTTTAATTCCTGTATCTTCAACAGTATAATTTATAGTAGTATGGGCACCACTACCTATCATGTCAGATCCAGCAAAGGGTCTGTTGTTATCTTGAGTTCTACTAATCTCTTCTAGAATAGAGTCTACAAAATCATTTGCAGTTTGATCGTAATATATTTCATATGCTAGAGTAATAAAATTATTTTTAAAATCAGTGTATGATTTTTTTGCATACTGAATAGATTTTATAATATTATTTTCTTTATTACATAATAGTGCAATAGATAATGGAGATGGACTTGAGTGTTTTAAAAATCTTCTTGTTAACGTTTGATAACCGCTAATATCTCTTAGATTATTCAATCCTGGAAATATTCCGGTAAAGTCTTCTAATAGTTCTAATCCTGTGGCTAAATGATCAGATGCCTGTCCTAAAGTAAATGTTTTTATTTTTTCGTTTAGGGGATTTTTTTCTAATCCCAAAGGAATTTCGTAATAGCCTGTGTTGGGATCAATGTCAGCAAACAGTTTAATTGCTACCGTATCACCTACTGTAAATTGTTTGTCAAATACAAATGTACCTGCGGTTCTAGTAAAACCCGATCGAACATGTACTCCGTTAAGATAAACTAGTATTTTACGGATGTCCTTATCGTCCAACAAATTCCAATCAACCATAGTTGTGGTAATTTCGTTTGTAGATTCTGTAATATCTACGCTGTCAATTATTGGTTGGACATAATTAGAATCTAGTGTGTTCCATGCATTAATAAAACTTTCATCATTATTAAATTTCAAATATCCTGTTGAAATTTCTTTAGAGTAATTAATGTTGTCAAGTTTATAGTTAAATGAATCTGCATCAATATTAAAATTAAATTGTATATCACCCACATTATCTATATTGAGATAGCTAATGCTAAATCCTAATTCAATATCCGTTGGTCCCGAACCAATTTTATAACTTAGAATAGGAGTTCCTACGAACGAGCTAACCGGATACGTTTCAGCATCTCCAAAACTAACTTCGTTATCATCAAACATATCAAATAGCGGTTCTTGATTTGTTGCAGTTTTTAATTGACTCTGAACCCAATCAATTCCGTTAAAATGATACATTACTCCTTTATTCTTTATACCTCGACGTATTAATACTCCGTCTCCGGCCTGAGTATCAACATTAGATTCGCGAGTTAGACTAATTTGTTTAACATTATTGTGAGTAATAAAATTTACAATGTAAATTTGATTGTTAGCTAGCGTGTCGGTATCGTTGGTTATTAACAGTCTTGCACCATTGAATAGATATTCACCGTCAACAATATAACCTGTACTGCCTTCAATAACTGAAAATACATCAGTTGTAAAATCATCAACATAGTCAACAGCAGCTTTGGCAATTGAGCCATGATTAAACAACTGCAAATTAGGTTTGAATTCAATAATTGGACGTTTTGCTCGAGTTGTTTCCGGAGCATCAAAATTAGAATTATTTAGAGTATGGGCATAATCTAAAACTGCTCGATGATACCAACGATTGTATCGGCTCCAAGGGTTTGAATCTAGGCTAGAACGATTAATAGTAATGTAATCTTTCTTTCCAGGATATGCGCTAGCATCGTCAAATGGCTGTGTATCAAAACCGCCATTATCAAATAATATCTCAGGGGCAGTGTCTGAGAAGGTAGTAGACACAATTAGGTCGGCAACATTAGTTAAAGATATTTTTTCTCCTACACCCTCAACTACCCATTTGTTGTTAGACGTATTACTACTATATTTTTCTGGAAAAACTTTTCCAATAAAATAAACAATCATGCCATTACTAAAAGCTACGTTGTTGCTACTGGTATAGGTTGCTTTACCTAAAATTTCATTTTCTACATCAATTTTAGTGTTTTCTTCTATATTAGTAATAATAATTCTACCAAATCTATTAGGATCTGTAAAACTTTGATAGTATAATACATCTGGAGCATTTAACGGAACTTCAAAAGTGATGGTTCCGTTTTCAATTCCTGAATTTGTTATACCCTTTGTATAATTTAATGCGGATGATGATACAGCGGTAAAATCAACAAATTCCCAGTCGTCGGTATTTTCATCAATGGTACTACCGTCGTTGCCGGTTATATTATTTTTTGCTTTCCATAATTTGCTATCAAAGACAACTAATTGTCCTTTAGAATATTGAAAATCAGGATTGTAAAGTAATGTGCCTGTATCAATTGTAGTTCTAAATAATAAAGGATTTCCCGGAACATTAACCTGAAACTTATATGTTTGTCCTCGATATAATGTTAAGGTTGGATTATTTGTCTATAGGCGGTGACCAAGTATAATGTTCCTGAGCTGTAATTAGATCATCTCGCTCTTCACTATTATTAAAAAACTTTAATTGATTTTTAAAGTCTAGGTAATCATAGAAATTTTTAATTTTGCCATCTGTTTCTACAACAACGCCGGGCTCTAATTGATACCGACTGCGCAAAGTTTGATCTGTGTCTAGATAGATCTCATTAGGTTTGTACGTTTTCCCGTATCTTTTGCCAATGTATCCTACTTTCTTTTCTAAGACACCCGGTTGAACCAACGGGTCTAGAGCTCCTGCAAGAAACTTTGAGTTTGCTTCAGTTTGAAAAATCTGAGGCAAGAGATCTAATGTCTTTCTTATAGGAAGTTGACTATCTGGAAAAAATTTATCTGCCATTTTTAATTTGTACTCGATATGATTTCATCAGAAGAAATTCTAAGTTCGGATGCTGAAAGAGAGGAAACGATTTCTATATCGTCCACTGTTGCTCCGCTGACAAAAATTTCATCTACTCTGCTTTGTATCTCAAATAAACTACCAAACGATTGTGTTAGCTGTCTTGGAAGAATAGCAATATTACTAATATTAGGAGAAACAGTATTAACAATATAAGTTATCAGTTCGCTAACATAAAATTTATCTCCAAAATCCCAATTATTAATATCAAAAAATTCATTTATTGAATTAATAATCCTAACTTTTAAATCGTTATCATTGATTAATCTGTTGGTATTTTTTACCACTTTAAATTTTGCCTGCAACTTTACGTCTGCCGTAGGCCCAAAAAGAACTTTATAAGTTACAGGATGATATATAATTTCGTCACTAATAGATTTTATCAAATCTAAATTAGAACCAAAACTTATTCTCAGACTATCACTATTTGGTGCTTCGGGTTCAGTTCCAACTCCTGCTAGATAATTTCTAAAAGCGGTATTATAACTTCTTGTTAATAGGTATACATCTATAATATTACTAGAACTTGGATCAATTCTTCGATCAACGTTGGCATTGTGTACGTACTGAAATTTCAATCCGGCACGACCAATATTTGCTTGATAGGTACTTTCTAATATCAATGTATTTGTTGTTCTATCTACTCGCTTTATAACATTTTCATCGCTGTTATAAAAATATATTAAATCTCCGTTATTATAATTGTTAACGTTTACTAGACTTTCTTTCTGAACAATAGTAATATGATTATCACTGTTATCTACATATTCTTTTATTGTATTTCCTGCAATATCTGTAGATTGTTTAAAAAACAAATAATTGAGAGCTAGATCAGTTCCCACAATCTGTTCAAATGCTTCAGGATTATCAATTACTCCGTCGTCATCGGTATCAGAAAACGCTATTTTTAGTTCGTTGGTACTTTGGTATCCGTCATCGTATTTTATCGTATCACTAATTTCAAAGATAATGTCTTGTTTTAACGGACCTAATAAATTACTATCAGGATTTATACTTAACACATTAACTTGATCTTTTATTACGTTGCCTGTTTTACTGTCATAAGTTTTTTGCGCTGAATCAAAATAAAATCTGTTTTCTTCAAGGCTTCCAAATATATAATCAAGTCCACGAATTCTTACAAAATATTCGTCTGCTTCTTTAATGAATGCAATAATCCAAGACGAATCTAAACTGCTGTTAGACGTGTCTCCCGATTTACCAAGATTAAAATTATCTAATAAATTTAAATTGGCAGAGGTAATTAACTTCCATGACGATTCAATTATAGAATACCTTAATCCAAAATTTAAATTTGAAAATAACAAATTTGTCATTTCTAATTCTAATCCCGCAGTTAAATTTGAAACAAATTTTGGAATAATTCTAGTTGCAATTGCACCTGTAGGAATCACATCACTGAACTGAACTGGACCTAATCCTGTACTCAATACACCTCTACCGGCATTAGTACCATCTCCAACTACTTTAATAATCTTAGTCCATAATAAATTAGTTTGTTCTGGATCAGAGGCGTTGGTATCTACTAGTTTGCCTCTTTTAAAAGATTTACCTTCTGGGGCTGTGAATTTAATCAATGCTTCAGAATTTGCATATTTTAATGTACTTGTGGTATATGTTCCCACTTTTAAAATTGTAGAATCTATACTATTGTAAAAATAACCTGTAGAACTATTAACGTCGGTAGTTAGTTGAGTCCATCTGTAATTAATATCTGTAAACAAAATTTTATCAAACTTAGTTAGATAAAAATTATAGATATCTGTTGCGGTAAAAATTGGTTCAATGCTATTTTTAATAAAATTAATAATATCGATTCTATTAGAATACTTAAAGGCCAGTGATCTTTCTATTTCATCTTTGTAGATAAGGCCGTCTGAAGCAAAAACATTAACATTTGAATATTTTCCGCTGGCATCAATTAGATCAAAGTTTCTGCTTATTCCGCTTGAAACTCGATTGATAGCTTTTACTTTTAATATATTTTGTGAGGAAGAAAGTGGTGCAAGATTATAATCTTCACCGGTAATCATTCTATTTTGTGTGTAATATTGTGCTGGTGCGTTTTGTCTAATTGATGCTACTGACTCTGAGGCCGACGACGAACTCACTGTATATTTTAAACTCAAAGTTATTGTTAGTGTATGTCTTACTCCAGACTTATTAATATAAGGAACAGCTATACTAATTCCTCGCATTTCGCTAGGCGCAATTTGATAAACTAGGCCATTGCTAATCCTGTAATAGACTCTAAATGCACCAGAGGGCAAATTTCCGTAAACACCATCGGAGAATGCTAGGTCAACTCTGTCATTTTCTTTAGTGATTACCGAATATATATTTCTAATGTTGGATTCAATACTGTTATAAGAAATATTGTTTCCTATCAAAGACGATACCTTAGTCCATTCATTTAACTGTGCGCCTAATGAGTTTAATGAGTACAGCCAAAGATATTGTTACTATCGATGGCTATTAATTCGTTAGTTGTAGGTACATCTATTGAAAAATCTGCAAGTTCTAAACTGCCTTGTTTAAACATTAAGAAAAATCCAGTGTTTGAACTAGTGCCGCCTTTTCCATCATTCCTATATACAAATCCTAGTTGATTACCAGGTACTGGTGGTTCTTCATACAATTCTTCTTTGCCTTTGAACCCTGTACTAACTAATTCAAACGTCATACTTCTTCCAGCAACGATCTTTGTAAATGTAAAGATTGGCACATCGGTTGATGCTGTTCTAAATCTATATTGGTCTGTAGCAATGTCGTCAATTACAGATGTGCCTTGACTACGACCAAACACTGTATTATCAGCCATTGATGCATTTAATACAGTGATAAATTGTTCAGCCCAGTTAGAATTAGTAGGGTCATTCCACACAATAGTCTGTTGAGCAAGATTTTTTCCGTTGTTGTCTAGAACCGATTCGGTAGTGCTTACAGTATCAAACTTCAATAACCCTTTAGATGCGATATTTCTTTTGGCATTATAACTAAGCATTTTTGCAAGACGTAGAACACTTTCTTTGCGTTCGGCTAATTCAATAAAGTTTTCTCTACTGGCTAGGTCTATACGAAAAGCAAGACTTTGTCCTAAAAATGCAATTGCATCAATTAGTGCTAGATATTCAGAACTTTCAATGTAGTCGTTAAAATCTTCAGGATAGTTTTCACGGAAATAGGCAATAATAACTCTACGAAGATTTTCAAAGTCGTAGCTTTTGAAGTCAGCACTTTTGAAAGTCTGATAGATTCTAGTCCAATCTTCATTTAAGATTAAGTTATTTTGTCTAGAGGTTGTGGTCATATTTTTCTATCCTATCGTGTATTTAACTAAAAAATAAAGTGGTCAGTTTATAAGTTTATTTTCTCTATCGAAGTTAAAGGACATGCGTTCGTTGATGTTAAAAGGAATATATGTTATATCTGCTTCTATTCTAATTCCCATATCAGTGCTGTCAATTAACACTCCGTTGATAGCAATCCTAGGATCGTAGTTAATAATTTGTTCAACATCTTCTGTAATTAATTTTTTTACTTCTTCTGTGAATTGTTCAAATAACAAATCCCAAATAACTGTTCCAAAGTCTGGATTCATTAATTTCTCACCTTTACGAATATAAAAATGATTGATAATGTCCTGTTTTACTAAAGCAATATCGTTGAGTTTAAAAGATGATTTTGATTCTTGAGAACTAAATCCTTTATAGGTAAATGCAGAAGTATTGGCGTTTCCAGCACTAGCAGTCATCGACGCTACTGATTTTTTATTATATATTTTTGCCATTTTTATGTTTCCCTATCAGTGTTGGTTGGCGTTAATTGTTTTGGAGCTTGGTTTTCATGCAATGTCCACGGTTCGTGCATTGGTATCCGTTTCATTATACTTGTTGCAGTTCCTGTTTGATATCGTTTTTTATTGCCCCACTGTCCGCTAGAACTAGTTTTAGGATTAACGTGTGTTTTCAGTGGCGAGGCAGGTGCTGCTGCTACTGCTAGTCCGGAATTTAAATTAATATTACCGCCGTCAATATTGGTACCTGATGATTTAATGTTAGTTGCTCCGCCTGAAGATAACTTGGTACCCGATCCGGACACTAGATCAAATCCAGCTCCTACAGTAATTTTACCGTCAGCGGCAGCAATTATATTCACGCTTCCAACTGATTCTAATTGCATTTTTCCACCGGCAGCTTTTATGTTAACATTTCTACCTGCTTCAAAATTAATGTCTCTGTCGGCTGTAGTACCTTTAGAATTTCCAATGTAGATCAAATCTTCACTATTGTGCATCAACAGTTGATGTCCAGTACGTGTTCGTATTCTAACATATTCGTTGTAAGGAATATCGACGTTGCCTTTTTCTTTCTTGCTAACATCAGCATATGACACAGGGCCTTCGCCTGCAGGCGTTTTTCTAATATATCGATCGTCGCCGTCATCCATTACTAGGGTAGTCCCACCTAGTCTACTTGCAGGTAATTGCACAGGACTTTTGCTTTGAGAGCTACCAATAAATTGTTTCTTAGCATTTGTGCTGCGGTCAAACGGTCCGGGGGTGCTGATACCAAACACTGAATTAGGAATCATACGTCTACTACTAGAAGTAGTAACTCCGCGGACATCATCTTCTAAGAGGCCCTGTTTAAGAAATCTATCAGCAATAGGATGTATGGCTTTTTTAATCTTTTCAGTATTGGTGCCTTTTTCAAGCGTGTTTGCTTTCCTGTTCATTTCCGCTACAGGTAACGGTTGTGTTGTATCGTATTTCTTTTTTTGTTCAGGCGTTGCTGCAAACTCAGATGCTCCGCTAATTGCCGGCATCATTTGATTCATAAATCTACTAGGAATACATCCTATAAA